CCGATATTCAGATTATACCCTATCAAAAGATAAAGAACAAAGAAAAAAATACTTGGCGAGACACAAAAAAGATTTAGCCAAGGGTGATTATATGTCGGCGGGTCATTTATCTTATTTTTTATTATGGGGTGATTCGGTTTCATTAAATTCTAATATAAAGAAATATAAAAAAAAATTTAATTTAACGTGATTTAATAACATCCAGCGAATGGATTATATTCTGGCTCTGGCGGAGCAACCGCTCTCATTATTTTTTGTTTTAATAATTGTTGTTCTTTTTGTTTTTCTTGTGTTTTTCTTTTTTCTTCTTTTCTTGATTTTCTTATTTTTTCATAATTCATAATCGCTTCTAATTGAGCCTCTTGTAAATCTTCCTTTGTAAATGATATTGATTTTTCTACATTCTTTTTTATTGGAATTTGATCTTCATCAATTTCTACTTCTTTTTTTAATTGATTAACTCTTTTTATTTTTTGTTTTTTTAATAGTTCTTTTTCTTCTTTTTCCAATTGTTTGTTTTCTTTTCTTTCCTTGGCGTTATTTTTTCTTGCTAACATAGCCTTTTCTCTCGCCAATTTTAATTTTTCTTTGTGTTCTTCTGTCATAGGTGGTCGCTTCTTTCTCGGTTTGCCTTTCTTTGTTAGTTTTACTTCACTCGCTGGTAATCCGGTGAATATTTCATTTATATTCATATCATCTCTTTTAGATTTGGCTTTTGGAACAACCTCCTCAATTAAATCATCATCCTTTTGTTCTTCTATTTCTTCTTGCGATTTATCTTTATCTTCATTAAATTCATCAATCACTTCTACATCTTTTTCATCTTCATCATCGCTGGGGATGAAATCCATTTTAACTTCTGGTAAAAAATCCATTATTTATTAATATAAAATATAAAAAAAATCTCTAAAAATAATAAAAAATTATTATTATTTCTTATAAATTGTATCATTTTTTAAATTCTATTTATAATTCTAAAAAGTGGTAAATAATTAAAAGTGGTTGGGCTGGAAACCAAAAAAAAAAGTGAAAAGGCAAGTGTGTTTATTTTTTAAAAACGGAGTTCCAGCCCAACCACTTTTTGATTATTTACCACTTTTTAAAAATAGATTATTTATTAAAGTAAATTATCTATCTCGGGTTCTGGTTCTGGTTCTGGTTCTTTTTGTTTTTCTTTTGATGTTCTATCTATTTTTTTTTGGTTGTGTTATCTTTTGATTTGGTTGTGTTGTCTTTTGATTTATCTTTATCTTTTCCTTCTTCTTCTTCTTCACTATCCTTAACATCTGGTGGAGGTTTTCTTTCACACATACACAAATTGAATTTATCAGAAATTCCAATTCTAAATTTACAATAACATCTTGATTTAAATATTACGACAAGAATTCCAGAAACAGCCCCAAGAATCAAACCAGTAGCACCCGCGAGCTCATTAATATTAAATTCTTCCATTTTAAGAACCATTATTATTTATATACATTTATTTTTTATTTTTTTCATAAATTTAAAATATTATTTTAAAATATAGATGCCCGACAACCCCAAACCAATCCAAGAATTACAAAATCAAATTGATTTTATAAGGAAGGATATAAACACAATAAAAACCGAGGTTATTTATATCAAAGCCGATTTACTATTCATAAAAGAATATATTACAAAAAAGAAAGAGAAAGAAAAAAATTCGTGGTGGTAAGTTTAAGTTTATTTTTATTTAATTTTATATTTGTAATAATATAAATATAAAATGAAAGTTCTTGAATTATTTTCGGGAACTGGTTCTGTTGGTAAATGTTGTGAGTCTCTCGGTTGGGATGTTGTATCTGTTGATTTATTATTACCAGCAACTCACGAATGTGATATAATGAAATTTGATTATAAACAATATTCCAAAGATGATTTTGATATTGTATGGGCTTCCCCACCTTGTACGTCTTACTCCAATTTACAAGGCTGTTGGTTGGGAAGAAAAAAAGGGAATGGTATTCTTTTCACAAAAGAAGTTATGGAAAAAGAGATGGATGAAGCTGATAAATTAATTTTAAAAACTTTTGAGATAATAAAATATTTTAATCCTTATTGGTGGTTTGTAGAAAATCCACAAACTGGAAAATTAAAGAATAGAGAAATAATGAAAAATATACCTTTTTATGATTGCGACTATTGTATGTTTAGCGATTGGGGGTATAAGAAAAGAACAAGAATTTGGACTAATAAAGAAGGATGGGAGACAAGGTTATGTGATGGGAGCGGAGCTTGTGGGAATATGATTTTATCACAACATAAAAAAGTTTTAGGAAATGGCTATGAAATGATAGATGGTAAAAAAGTATTATGTAATACAAAAGAAATGAGAATGAAACACAAAAAAAATGTGGCGAATGACGTTCATACAGTAGGAGAGAAAAAAAAGAAATATATACATAAAACCACTTGCGATGGCGGATATGATAAAAGAAAAAATAAAGTAGAAGAACGAATAGATTCCGGCACCTCTAAATTGGATAGATACAGAATTCCCGAAGATTTAATATTTAGTTTATTTTTGGATTAAAAAATAAATATTATATTATAATAATAAAATATGGAAAGACCACCACCAAAAGTTTTTAAAGTGAAAGATCCCGACCCCGATGATAAATTTGCTGATATTCACCCCCATCTTCCACAGCCTCCATCATTACTTTTAATTGTTGGCTCAGTAAAACAAGGTAAGAGTAATCTACTTGTGAATCTATTATGTAATCCCGATATGTATAAAGATAAATTTGATATTGTTAAAATTATTTCAAACACATTAAATGCTGATCCAAAAGGTAAATTATTAAATAAATTTTTTGATTGTGAAGATCATTATAATGATGAAATGATAACAGATTTAATTGAGAGCCAAAAGAAATTAGAGGATTTTGAGAGACCATCCGTCGCGATGGTTCTTGATGATATTTTAACAAAAGATTTTAAAAAATCAAATGCTGTATCATTTTTAGCGACAAGATTCAGACATTATGGAATCGGTCTTTTAGCTTTCACCACTCAATCATTTCGTGCTGTTAGTGGTTTGATTCGTAATAATGCGACAGATGTTGTTATTATGAAACAACAAAACGCAAAAGAATTGGAAAAATTAAATGAAGAATACGGTGATTTATTTCCAAACATATTTATGGAATTATATAATAAAGCTATCAACGATCAACCATATTCATTTTTATATTTAGATATGCAGACAAACCCAGCCACAGCATACATCCGATTTGAGACAAAAATTGGTGAAGGTGAAAAAAAATTATTTTAATTATTTTTAAAATTAATTAAATTATATATTATTAATATAAAATGGATTTATACGGAACGGGAGCATCAATCAATCAAGCAAATTCTCAAACAGCACTCGCGAGACAATTAAATATTGATACAAATAATTTTAATAATTCTATCGCGGAACAATTAGACACCGCCAATTTAGAAGTTGATGAAGATAATTCGGCAAAATTACAAAAGAACATTTTATCAATCGGGACGGCTGGTGGGAAAGTTGTCTCAAAATTAGACCTCGCCAAAAACGCCAAAAAAGCACTTGGAGCTGGTAAAGAAATCAAAACATCTCTTGCGGAAAGAATGGCTCGGGAAGGTGGAGAAGAAAGAGCTCCCGTGGCTGATATTGTTGATAGACCATCCTTACAAACCGCCGCCCAAGGATTAGAAGCCGGAGAAGATGAAATAGATGTTGCGAGATATGGTGTGGGAGCTGAATCACTTTTAACTGGTGGTGAAGTGGAAGCGGGTTTAGTAGATGTTGCCGTTCCAGCCCAAGCGACCGTTGATGCGGCACAAGCCACAGCCGAAGCCCCAACCGAACTTTATACAGCAGAACAAACCGTGGATGATGTGGCGGGGGTTTCTGGTGAAGCGGCTGAGGCTGGTTTAGAGGGTGGATCGGTAGCCGCACGCAAGGCATTAGAGGAAGCCGCAGAAAAGGGAGGGGCGGCGGCACTCAAAGGAGCCGCGATGACAGCTGGAAAAGCCACAGTCGCTGGAATTGGTGGGGCAATTGATGTTTTCCAAGATATTGACAGAGCCTCAAAAGATGGATTAAATGCTGACACATTCGGATCAAATAATTATTCACGAGCTGGGAATATAATGAATATTGTCGGTTCTGGATTAGAAGTCGCGGGTGTTCTTACAGCTTGGACGGGACCGCTTGGATTATCTATTGAGGCGGCGGGAGCTGGACTTGCCCTCGGTGGTGCGGCATTAGAAACTTACGGAGATTTAAAAGACACAGATGAAGTCAAAGAAGACACCGATAAGGACATCACAAGTCAAAGAAGAGGTGAAGTTGCCTCGGCACAACAAGAAACAGCAACGGGAAGAACAGAATAAATTTTTTATATTTTTTTTTATTTTATATTTTTTTAATTGTTTTTTATTTTTTTTTTTTATTATTTATTTTATATATTATAATTATAAAATGAGTTCTTATTGGTCTAATGATGAAAAAATTAAAGTTTCGCAAACCCAAGTTTCTGTTCCCTCCACCAACGGACAGAGCTACTCTGGGACTGCGGGTCAAACTGGTCGTCGTGTAGATTTTGAGATTCCTCCAACTGTAAAATTTTTAGATGGAAAAAATAGTTATTTAAATTTTGATGTAAGAGTATCTATTCCAGCAACTGAAATCCCAACTCGTCTCCACCTTGACCCATTTATCGGCGGTCAGTCAGTAGTGAAAAATCTGAGAATTTATTCTGGGTCAAGAGCCGTTTTGTTAGAAGAAATTACCGATTACAACGCGAAGGTTCAGATTCAGTATTCTTACAATCAAGATGAATCTATGAGAAAAATAAGAGCATTAAAAGAAGGCTCGCTCGTAACTAATGTTGAGAACCGAGGGACGCTTGGGACATCTGTTTCAAACAATATTGATTTACACACTAATCCTTATTACAAGCCCGTGGGAACTGTTCCAGTCGGTCGCGACTGGGGAACAGCTGATGATTTCCTAACGGCAAAAGTTTCTCTTCCCATCCATTCTGGAATGTTCGCGGATGGCGACGGGCGTGTGTTCCCAACTTTACTTACGGACGGTTTATTCATAGAAGTTGATTTAGAAGACCCCGCGAGATATTTAAAACAGCTTGATAGTGTAAATCGTAATCGTAGGATGCAGCAGAA